TAGAGCATATCGAAGGTATATGCAGGAATCTTCTGGTGATGTATATGGTGGTGGTCCTTCTACTGGTGCACCTGAAGGACCGGGAAGTACTATTTCTGAAGACTCTATAAGAGGAGTAACTTTAGGAACACATGACAGACCTACTTCTGTGTTAGCTGACATTCCGTTTACTATGCAAGATACACAAACTATAGGAAAACAAGGTACATTCAGAGAGGGCGATTTCTTAAATGTACCGACTGCTGCTGAGATAATGGCTAATCCTGATCTATACGGAGAAATGACTAGAGAAGAAGCAGAACAGATAGATCGAAGAACAGTAAACGAATTTGCTGAAGATTATATGTCAATAGTGTTGGGTAACAAAACAGGAGAGATGACTATAGGGCAACAAATTAAAGCTCTTCAAGATCAAGATTTTTCTCCACAAGATATTGCTAAAAAAATGGCTTCAATGGGATTTACTTCTCTTGCTAAAGCTCTTGTTGGCGTAACAAGTCCTACTCCTTTTGATCCGTTTATAGGTGAAATAATTAGCGAAATACTTTTTGGTACAGGAAAGTCACAACACGGAAGAATAGGTGTACGAGATGGTTCAGAATTAGACACTAGAACAGGAAAACGTTTAGACGGTACACCTTATACAGGAGATGTATTAAGTGCGATTGCAGGGTATAATCCGTGGACAGGAGATGCGATAGATAATGAAGGATATACTATTTTAATAGATGGAATGGTTGTAAATAAAGGTATTCCTTGGGGAAAAGGGGAAATAGGAGATTATATAAGATCTCAGTCTAGAAAAGCAACTCCAGAAGGAGATTTGATAAGAGCATTAGGGATAATGGGCGAAAATACCTTTCGAGGAAGAAGTCCGTATTCAGGAATAACTGTGAACACAATGTCAAATTTTCAAAACGCTGCTTTAAAAGGACTTCTTTCTCCAGAAAGTTTAAAAAATAATAAGAATTTAAACGCTTTGGTTATTAGTCCTTTTGGTAAAAAAATGAATATAAATCAACTTGGATTAAATATATCTGCTATAACTCCTGCAGGAGATCCTATGGGTCAGACAAAATTAGGGACTCCTTCATTTTATGGATTAGGTGTTGAGGATGACCAGAGAAGCGTACCTTATAGTCCTCCTGATATAAACACAGCAGATTATTCACGAACTGACTATACTAGCAGTGATGTTTCTAGCCCATTTTCTGGCACTCCCGGTTCTGAAGGAATAGGTGCAGCACCCGGAAGCGATGTAGGTGCAGGATCAAGTGGACCTTCTGGCACTCCCGGTTCTGGAGGAATAGGTGGAGCACCCGGAAGCGATGTAGGTGCAGGATCAAGTGGACCTTCTGGCACTCCCGGTTCTGAAGGAATAGGTGGAGCACCCGGAAGCGATGTAGGTGCAGGAAGTGGCGGTAGTGATGGAGGTGATAGCAGTGGTGGAGATGGTCCCGGACATAGTGGTGGTATAGGTAGTTATTGATTCTTCTGGGGGGAGGTCCGGGGGGTATTTAAAAATTACTGTAAGAAAACACATCATATAAAATAAAAAAACGTAATAGGAACAGGCAAATGCGAATGAAAAAGAACAGGAAAGTAGGCTACATCACCAAACAAGAGGGTGGTGAGATACCTGTTTTGCCAGAAGAGGGTCTAGAAGAAATGGCAATGGGAGAAGGAGAAGAAGCGCAACAACCTTTACAAGCAGGACTCATAGCTGACCCTAATGCTGTACCCCCACAGGACGGTGGAGAAGAATCAGTAGCAGATGATATTCCTAAAGAAGCCCAAGAAGGAGATTATATTCTTCCTTATGAAACTGTAATTTTATTAGGTTTAAAACAGTTAAACCGCTACGCTAGAGAAGCTATTGACTTAGCGATGAAGAATGATGTTGATTTAGGTGGAACAGATCTTGATCCTACTGATAAAGTCCCAATAAAAATTAGTAATTATGAGTATGTTATTCCTGCACAGTTGGTTCCGTTTTTTGGTGGTGGTAAAAAATATCTCGATAAAATACGTGATGAAGGACTAGAGTTACGTGAACGTCTTCAACAAGAAGAAGGGCAACAACAACAACAGCAGCAGGGTGAACAAGCACCGCCACAACTTCCTGAAGAAACTCCACCTACGTTACCGATGGAAGGTGGAGAAGGTATGATAGCACCACCATCACAACCACCTCAATCTGCACCGCCTCCCCCTACTATGATGCCTATGCAGAAAGGTGGTTTTGTCTTATCTAAGGATGAGGATGCAAGAATACTAGAAGCAGATGAATCTCCTAGTACAATGGAACAGGTTCGTTTAAGAGCACAACAACCTGCTATGGTAACACCTGATGGTAAAAAAGTGCAACAAGGTTTTACCGCACCTGCAGGGTATGTTAACGGTGGAGAAGTGATGCAAGGATTAGGTTTTACTGAAAGGGACATAACTCCTGAAAATGTAGGAATACTTCTTCAAAATGCTAACGATGCTGTTAATATTCTTCAAGGATATGATGCAGCTTTTAAAGATAAGTTCAAAACTGATGAAAAATCTAGAATGGAGTTAGCGAAAAAATCACAACAATATGCAAACGGAAGAGAAGTAAAAAAAAAGAATTTAGCGCACCTGTACTAAAAGAGGGAAATATACAGTACATATTTGGGCAAAAATTTAATATTGTTAGCAATCCAGAATATCTAAAAGAACATTTTGGAGAAATAGAGTTTGTACACCCAGAAGAACCGGGAAATGAAACAGGTCTTCCTACTATTGTTACACGAAATCTTGAAGAATTAGGGAAGCAAGTAGGTCACACTAATGTAGATAAGTTTTATGAAGGAGAAGCGTTACATTATTTATACGAAGTTGACCCAGAATTTGCAAGTATGCGAAGAAAATTTGCAGAACTGCAATCGCCACAACAAAAAGCTATGGATGAAAGAGTATACAAAAAACTGTCAACGCCGGGCTATCGACATTTTGGCAAATCCACTTCTTATGTAGAAAAACGACCATTTGAACAATGGTTTGAACGAAGCAGATTAGATGGATATATACGAGGATATTTGTATCCAGATAAGAATGATGAATGGCGAAAACAAAAAGTTTACACACCAGAACAAATAGATCTTTTAGAAAAGATGAAAAGTTATTTAACTTCAAGGCAACAACAACAACAACAACAACGACAACCTAATGAGGGATTTTTAAATCCATGATATCAGATGAATTCCTTGACTATGTCAAAAAGGTAGAAAATGGTGGTAAAGCAGGATGGGATGAAGACCAAGGAGTATGGTTTCCACATCCTTCACCAGAGGGTGGTAACGATACTATCGGATACGGACACAAACTTCTTGATGATGAAGTTGCTTTAGCTGATGCAGGTTTAGAAGATCTCGTTGTATTAAAGATGCTTCTTCAAGATTTAGATAAAGCAGAAAAAGTAGCAAGAAGTATTGTGTGTTCCTATTATGGTGGTGAATATGAGGAACTATCTGATAACAGTAAATGTATGTTAATAGATTTCGCATTTAACATAGGCGGTGGTGGAATGAAGAAGTTTCCTAAGTTTGTACAAGCCGTACTATCTGATGATATAGAAACGATGCGACAACAATATAAAAGATTTTATAGTGCTAGTGACGGCACTAAGAAGGAATTGAAACAGCGTAACGAACAATTTCACATGCTGTTTCTTTCGTAGTGGCTACCCTGAATAGAAAAGATACTTATATTCGGCCCCACTTTTTTAACCTACCGATGATAAGGCAACCTGAGTATTACTCTCAGCCCCTATTAATAAAGGAATGGTGTATTTTAAAATGGTAAATGATTTACAACAACAACAAACTTTAGAAGACGATAACCAAGACTTAGAGCCTACCCCATATCAAGGAGAATATAGGCGTACTATTAGTGATGAAGACATTGATGCAGATACTTTAGAAGACCCCGCATACGAGGCTACTCTTCAAAAGCAGAAAACTGAAGGTCTAGTTGCTAATAAAAATAAAACAGATAAACAAGCACACGATTTCAAAAAGCGTTATGATGATTTGAAAAAACATTATGATACTAAATTGAATGAGTGGAAACAGGAGAAACAACTGTTTGAAGCTAAACTTACAGTAGAGGCAAAAAAACATAATATAAAAGAGTTGCCCAAGACTGAAGAGGAGTTAGAACATTTTAAAGAAAAGTATCCTGATGTTTATGATGTTGTAGAGACTATCTCTGCACTAAAAGCTAGTGAACGAGTTAAAGGAATAGAGGATCATCTCACAGAATTGCGTGGTAAAGAACAAGAAGCAGTTATTCAAACTGCCGAAAAGCAACTCATACAAGAGCATCCTGATTTCATAAATCTTAAAGAGGATGATAACTTTCTTAACTGGCTTAACGACCAGCCTACGAATATCTCTGATGGCATTTATAAGAATAACACAGATGTCAAATGGGCCGCTAGAGTTTTAGATCTGTATAAAGCAGACACAGGTATTAAAACTTCTAAAACTACTCGTAGATCACAATCCAAGGGTCTTAAACCTAGTTCAACTTCTGCTACTGCTGCACAAGCAGTTACTCGCACAAATTCTAAAAGGAATATTGAGAGTATGCAAGATGACAAAAAGGTTTGGACTATTACAGAAATCTCTCGACTTAAACCTTGGGAATACGAGAAAGTCGAAAAAGATATTGACAAAGCTCTAAAGGAAGGTCGAGTCATAGATTCTGTAGAGTAATACTTTATACTATATAATACACAAGGAAGAAAGACAAATGGCTTTTTCAACCGCCGCAGGTTATGGAAACCTACCTTCGGGTAATTTCGTACCTGTAATTTATAGCCAAAAAGTTCTTAAATTTTTTCGCCGTGCTTCGGTAGCGGAAGCGATTACGAATACGGATTATTCTGGAGAAATTGAGAACTTTGGCGATACCGTGAATATTATAAAAGAGCCAACCATTACGGTTAACTCTTATACTCGTGGTAGCACGGTCAATACTGAAGCTCTGGCTGATGACCAGATTCAGTTGACTGTAGACCAAGGTAATTATTTTGCCTTTAAGGTCGATGATATCGAGGAACGTCATAGTCATCTTAACTTTGAAGCACTTGCTACCTCTTCAGGTGCATATACTTTGAAGAAAGCATATGACTATAATGTTCTCAAAGCTATCGCTGACAATGCAGCAACACCTTCGGGTACGCTTCAAACACAAGCTACATCAGCCAATACGGGTGATGAAGTTTCTAACCTAGTAGCACAAGCTGCTGCTGAGTTAGATAAGAATGATGTACCAGAAGAAAATCGTTGGTTAGTAGCAGCACCGGGATTTTATGAAGTTTTGCGTCAAGCATCTTCTAAAGTCATGGATATGTCTATTACTGGCGGTTCTGCTTCACCATTGCTTAACGGAAAGGTAACAGAACAAAAACTTCACGGTTTTGATATGTACCAATCCAACGCTATTGGTGTAGGAACTACTGGTTCTGCAGCGACTTATATTTTTAATGATTCAGCAACTTCAGGACACACGCTTATCCTTTTTGGTCATATGTCAGCAGTAGTAACTGCCTCGCATATCGCTAAGACGGAAGTCATCCGTGATCCGAATAGCTTTTCTGACATTGTACGTGGTCTTCACGTATTTGGACGTAAAGTTGTTCGTGGTTCAGGGTCAGGCTACAAAGGTGTATTCAAAGGGTTGATGGATCTAGACAGCTAACATAGAAGGAGGACTAAATAATGGCTACTTATAACCGTACTGTTACGGGTGGTGGTACTGCTGGTCATCCGGCTAGTGCTGCTGTTCCGTACGTTGTAACGTCCCCTGTTTGGGACACTGCAGATGGTGGTGCAGGTGGAGATGTCATTCAGTTGATTGATGTTCCTGCTGATACCATGATTGTTGCAGGGTGCTTAGAAGTTCTAGAAGCATTTGGCAACGGGCAGGTTACTATGGATATTGGATTTACTGGTGGCGATGTAGACTGTTTTATTGACGGTACTGCTGCTGCTGCAGGTTTCTCTCCATTCCTAGAAGCTGCTGTAGGTGCATCTGGATCTAATTGCCGTATGCTAACAAGTGCTGACACTATCGATGCACTTCTTATTGACGGTGCATCAACTGGTGAAAGTGCAGGACGTTTCCGTATTCACGTTGTTATGGTTGACGTTTCAGTTAACCCAGTTGAATCGGCAACTGTGTCTACAGGCACGTAACACCTACTCGTACTTACTACAGTTTTGTGGGGTTCTGTTTAAAAATCCCACACTTTATTAACTTTTAAAAATAAAACACGTATTAAGAAAACTAAATGTTCATAAAACTACTTAACGACGACGATCTAGCTTATTGTTTAAAATATCTAAATAACATAAAATTTAACAAAGGTACAGAGACACAGCCTATAGAGAATATAAAAAGTAATTTAGAATCTTCTAATCTACCTACTAAAGTACGTGCTTTAATAACACAGAAACTTTACGACACACATTATATCGATTCTATTTATTGTCCTAAACATGTATCGGTGAATTATTGTAATGAATATACTAAAGATGATTATTACAATATTCACGTAGATTCATTCAAGGCAGTTCCGAAAGAGAATAACGTATATTTTGATTATGGTTTTACTATAAATTTAAACGACGATTATGAAGGAGGAGAATTTATACTTCAGACAGAAATTGGGAATATAGCAAGACAGTTAAAAAAAGGTGAAGCATGTATTTTTCCAATTATCTATCCGCATGGAGTCAACAAGATACTTAACGGTACACGAAGAAACATAATCGGTTGGATTTCTTCTAATATTTCTTACGAACAGGCTTTTATACTCCGTAATCTCTATGAAGTAAACAATTCACTTAAAGATAATAATGATATGTATATTAAATCTACATTAGTGCAAAATTACCTAAAGAAAGAATGGAGTAAATAGACGCTATGGCTACATTAAGTTTAACAACACATTTTACAGTAGATATTGATGACGATGATTCGCACACTATCACTGGCGGTAGCACGACTGCTACTGATTCTATTTCAATTTCCCATTATTTTGATAGACGTTATAGTGTAGCTGATACTACTTTAACAGAAATATGGAATGATACTATGTTAGCTGATTTTGATTTTTTATGGGTAGAATCCGATCAAGCAGGAGAGATACAACTTGTCTGTAATGAAGGAGGAACATTGTCAGGAAGCAATATAGAAAATGGGTTTTGTGTTAAATTGATTGCAGGAGTTCCTTTTATATTGGGGGCTGACGACAGTCGTAATATGGGAGATATGGCAGCTACATTTAACGAAAGTAATCATCAAAGTGAAATAGATACGTGGGAGACTAATTGGGCTGCTGACACTATTGATCGAATAGAATGGTATCACTCTACAGGTAGTACCGCTAATGTCCGTATTTTTGCTGCAACTTAAAAACTATTAAATTTTATTAACTTGAGAACGGGAGAGAATTGTTATGGCTGATAAAAAAGGTGGAAGAAGCATTTCTGATGCTGATACAAATAAAATGTCTGCTATTGATAAAGTAGAACTAAAACATGCTTATAAAATATTATCCAATAAAAATTCATCTAAGGCAGCAATTAGAGACGCAAGAGCCGTAATAAACGATCTAAATAAAAGCTATCCTAACTTAATGTTTAAGTCTGGTGGTATGTTAAAAAAACCAAATAATAAAGGTCTTTCAAAACTCCCAAAATCAGTGCGTAATAATATGGGATTCATGCAAAAAGGCGGTATGATAGGTGCTGCTGATATGTCTGCTAAAAAAACTTCTGCACCTAAAAAGAAGAAAATGCCACAATACTATATGGGCGGTGGAATGATTAAAAAAGGTAAGAAATACGCTTATGGTGGTAGAGTGGCAAAGTATAAAGGATAAGATAAAGATATGTCTAAAAAATCTGAATTTAAACCTCATATGATGTATGACCCTAAAACTGGTAAAGGTAAAATGGCTAAAACATACTCAGAACACCTTGCTTTAAAAAAGAAAGGATGGGGGCACACTAAACCTAAGAAAAAGAAGACTACGAAGAAAAAGAAGAAGGGGTAACAAATCTTGGCAACATATCTGACACTGACAAACCGTGTTCTCAATGAATTAAATGAGGTAGAATTAACATCTACCAACTTTGGTTCATCGAGAGGTGTTCAGACAATGGTAAAGAACGTGGTGAATAAGTCTATCCACGATGTTTACAACTCTGAAATAGAATGGTCGTTTTTATACGGAACAAAGACACAACAACTGACAGCAGGTACTCGTACTTATGCGTATCCTTCAGATGCTAGAAAGATTAATTTTAGTTCTTTTATGTTGCAACCTACTAATCTTATTACTAACGGGACTTTTACCAACAACATCTCAGATTGGACTACAGTATCAGGAACACCTTTCCACACTAAAGCAGTTGGGGATGGTGCTATCAGACTAAATGCAGCAGAAACGACACAATCCATAAGTACAGTTAAGAACAAAGATTACATTGTACGTGCTAGAACTTTCGGTGGGGATATAACCTTAAAGATAGGAACTAGTTCTGGTGGTACACAGATATCCAGTTCAACACTTTCTATAACTAATTTAGGAGATGGAGAGTATAGCACTACTAGATTTACAGCGACTGCTTCTACTATCTATATCGGTTTCGCTAACTCCGCTTCTGCTGATTATGATGTAGAAAAAGTAGAAGTTACAGAGAATTTTCAACCAGAACGTCTTGTTCACCTATCGTATAATGAGTGGCTAGATACTCGTGGTGAAAGCGATCTTAGCACCACTAGCGCATCACAGTTTGGACTTCCAAGATATGTCTATCGTACACAGGACAATAGCAACATAGGTTTAAGCCCTATACCCGATAAAAGTTCATATTCAATAACATTTGATTACTATCTCACACATTCGGATTTATCTGCATATAACGATACTCCTACATTACCAGATCGTTTTAACGATATCATCGTAAACAGAGCTAAATACTATGCGTATATGATGAGAGCAAATATGGCAGGAGCGCAATTAGCAGAAAAAGATTATCTTGAAGGAATAAAACGAATGCGTGTTGAGTTAATAAATCATCAGAATTATTTCTATCCAGCAGGACTAACATCTTCATCTAGGCGTTTCGTAGGAATAAATACGTAATAAAACAATGGCAGAAATTACAGCACCAGAATATATATCTCCGTATGTTGTGACAACAGCAGGTGGGCTTGTCTTGGACAGGGATGTGTACACTATGCCCGTTGGTGCAGCGTCTATATTACAGAATTTTGAACCCTCAGTAACTGGAGGGTATCGTCGATTAAGTGGTACAACTAAATACTCAACTTCACAAGTAGGAAGTTCATCAGGTACAATCTTAGGTGTAGCGATATTTAATAATGGGGTTGTCGTAGCACAAAGTACAAATGTTTATTTCGGTACAGGAGGAACGTGGGCATCCATCGACTCTAGCCGTAGCGGTGCAGGTCGCTATAGATTTGAACGCTATAATTTCAACACCAATGAAGAACGTCTGATATTCGTCGATGGAACTAATAAAGCAGGAGCATATAACGGAACTACTATATTAGATATACAAGGAAGCACTACGATATCTACAACTGCTACTGCAGATAGTTCCGACACAACTTTAGCCGTTGCAAGTGCTGCCGGAATAGTCGCAGGAATGTACGTAGCAGGAACTAATATCGCAGGAGGGGCTACAGTGTCGAGTGTGTCAGGCACAGAAGTTACTATGTCTGCTGCAACTACAGGTTCGATAAGCAGTGGGGCTGTAACCTTTGCAGGTAAAGGAACTGCACCTTCTGATCCTAGCATGATTGCTGCTCACAAAAACCATATGTTTTACGCAGGTATGGCTTCTACTCCTAATACTATCCAATTTTCTGCTATAGGCGATGAAAATGATTTTAGTGCAGCAAACGGTGCAGGTTCTTTAAATGTAGATAGCACAATCGTAGCGTTGAAATCCTTTCGTGATGATCTTATAATATTCTGTGAAGACCGCATCTACAAGTTAACTGGAAGTGCTTTAGCAGACTTTGCTATAACACCTGTATCACGTAATGTTGGGTGTTCTGATGGATTTAGCGTACAGGAAATTGGTGGTGACGTTATCTTTCTAGCTCCTGATGGACTACGCACAATCGCAGGTACTGCTCGTATCGGTGACGTAGAATTAGGAACGATATCGAAACAGATACAACAACGTATTAATGAAGTAGGTTTTGATAACATATCTTCTATAGTTATACGAAATAAAAGCCAGTACAGGTTGTTTTATCCTACTACAGGAGGCGTAGAAAGTGCATGTAAGGGGATTATAGGTGTTATCAAAGCTAATCCTCAAGGGCAGATAGGTTGGGAATACAGTGATTTAAGAGGTCTAAAACCTTCAAGTTGTGATTCTGGTTTTATATCAGGTTCAGAAACAATAGTACATGGAGGATATGACGGATACGTGTATAAACAGGAATCTGGTAATGATTTTGCAGGAACTGCTATGACCGCATTATATCGTTCACCTGATTTGACTATGGGAGATGCAGGTATACGAAAAACTATGCAACGTATAAATGTTAACTATGATCCTGAAGGAGCAGTAAATGTTTCACTATTTATTAAATATGATTTTGAAGATGCTTCTGTTCCGCAACCAGCAGCGTATACGTTGACTACAGCAGATACTGCAGCAGTGTACGATAACAGTGGATCGTTATACGGTTCAGCAGTGTACGGTGCAGAAGGAATACCTATTGTACGACAATCCGTAGAAGGTAGCGGTTTTACTGTAGTAGTCCGTCTAAGCGATACAAGTACAAATCCACCTATAACATTAAAAGGTTTTGAATTAGAATTTACACCGGGAGCGAGAATGTAAAATGGCAGGTTATTCAAGTAGACAAAGCACCTATACAGATGGTGACACAATATCAGCAGCAGATACGAATGACGAATTTAACGCTATTTTAACTGCTTTTGGTACAAGTGGACATACACATGATAATACCGCAGGTAATGGTGGAGCAGTTACAAGCTTAGTTACAAACGCACCAATTCTAGGGGCAGGAACAGATGCAGACGTTGTGTTGACATTTAACACAAGCACACTTAACGGTGTACTATCGTGGATGGAAGATGAAGACTACTTTAAGCTCAGTGATGACTTAATGATGATTGACAATGAATCACTTATTTTTGGTTCTGATTCAGATTGGTCTATAAAATACGATGAAAGTGGTGATGATGATTTAGTGCTTACAGGTTCAGACATAAGTATAGAAAGTAGCACATCTGCTAAACCTGTTTTACAAATACTCAACACTAATGCTGATGCTAATGGAGCTACACTTAAATTTAATAAGAATGGTGCTAGTCCTGCTACAAGTGACGTAATAGGTAATATAGATTTTGTAAGTGAAGATGCAGGAAATGCTGCTACAACATTTGGGCGTATACAAAGCACAATTACAGATGTAACAGCAGGTGGAGAAGAAGGAAGTATAGGTTTCTTTGTAGCAGAAAATGATGGTACTTTAACTAAAGGAATGGATATTGTTGGAATTGGGTCTGATGGAAATATTACAGTAGACATTTCAACACATGATGGTGCTGCAGGTGGTTTAAAATTAGGAGGCACATTAGTAACTGCTTCTGCTACGGAACTTAATCTATTAAAAGATAAAACAGCTATACCCGGATTAACAGGATCAACAGATAATACGCTTGTAACAGTTACAGGTGCTAACGCTATAGCAGGTGAAGATAATTTAAAATTCGACGGTTCAGATTTAACACTCTATGAAGCAACAAATGACGGAAGTCCTTCTATCTCTGTAGGAGGTGCGTCTGCTGAAAAAGGAATGATACAAGCTGTCTACGACAGTGGAGCACAAACACTGGACTATTTAGAAATATCTACAGCGACAGCAGACAGTGGTGGCGATGCAGCTTCTATACGTTTTGATGTAGATGGAACTGACATTTTTAATATCGATGATGGTGGGATTACTTTTACTAATGCAAGTGCTTGGGATATTGGTGTAGCAGCAACTACTAGTTCTACTGCAGGTCGTGCTTTAACAATCGCTGCCGGATCTTCTGCTACTGGTTCTGCAAACATTAACGGAGGAGATCTAACACTTTCTTCTGGTGGAGGTGACGGTACAGGTACTTCAAAAATAGATTTTAAAACTAAAGTTAGCGGTACTGACGTTCCTGCTTCTAAGATGCAATTATCAGGTGCAGGAGTATTAACATTAAGTGCAGGAGGAGTAGTTGTTCCTGATGATGGTGATTTTGGTTCTGCTAGTGCTACAGATGCAATACAGATATCTTCTGCAGGTATTGTTACTTTTAAAGACGATATTAAAATTAAAGACGGTGGCACTATAGGCACTTCTACTACAGCAGGAGCGTTGACAATATCTTCTGGAGGAAATCTTACAGTATCAGGCACTGCTACCTCAAGTGCAGGTGAATTAATATCAGTAGCAATGGCGATTGCATTAGGATAATTGAATAATAATAATAATAGTGGGGGAAGTATCCCAAAAAGGAGTAAACAAGTATGGCGAACACATTTAAAGTTTGTACAATAGCAGATGTAGCAGTTGATAGCGGAACTTTTTCAACAATTTACACAGTAGCCGGAAGCACAACTACTGTGGTTTTAGGTTTAGCTTTATGTAATAAAATTAATGCAGCAAGAACTGTCACTGTAAAAATTGCTAGTGATACTGGTAATCGAACAGGAAGCAATGATGCAGCTAATGAAAGTGTTACTTTATTAAACGAAGTTAGCGTTCCTGCAGATACTACATTAGAAGTTCTTTCTGGGCAGAAATATGTCTTAGAAACTACAGATGTTATGACTATAGGTGCTAGTGCTGGATCAAGTATTGATGCTACTCTGTCAATTATGGAGATTACATAAAATGCGTATTATTGGCCCTCAACCTATCTCTGGAAAAGTAGGCACTTCTGCAATAGCAGATGATGCAGTGACCGAAGCTAAAGTTGCAAACGATGCCATTAGTATTACTGAAATGAAAGCAGGGACTGACGGAAATATTATAAGTTATGATGCCTCTGGCGATCCTGTAGCTATAGCAACTGGCACAGATGGACAAGTGTTAACGAGTACAGGTGCTGGCTCTCCCCCTGCGTTTGAGACGTTATCCGTTGCATCAGGCTTGACTAAAATTGCTACTATTACAACAACAGGAACTGATTGGGCATTTACTGGATTAGATACTACTTACGACACGCTTCTTATTGCGTACCGTGCTATCCCTGCAACTGATAATGCAAATTTATATCTTTATGTCGGAACAGGTGCTGGCCCTAGTTACGCAAGTTCTGGGTACGAGTGGGCAACATATCATATGGATAATGACATTTCAAATATGACATCAAGTAATAGCGACAGTCAATTTAAATTACATTCAGACCGTGGACAAGGAAACGATGCTGTTGCAGGTTCTTCAGGTGTAATATGGGCACATGAACCAAGTTCAGGCACATGGCATAGTCAGTTTCATTGGAACGGTTTTGTTAGAGATACTTCATCAACTCCTAACGGATTTGCTACTGCTGGTGGCGGTGTATATTTAGGTGCAACAACTGCTCTTACAGCGTTTAAATTACAGTATTCAAGTGGGAATATTACTGGAGAAGCAACGTTGTACGGTCTAGCAAGAGGATAAAAATATGGCATATCAACATGTAATTAATAATGAGTTAGTAGATTTTACAGAAGAAGAAGCAACTGCACGAAAACAAGAAGAAGACGCTTGGGCTGCTTCTGCACCAGCAAGAGCGTTTAAGATATTAAGAGAAGAACGTGATAAAAAGCTAAAGGCTTGTGATTGGATGGCAAACTCTGATGTGACGTTAGCTGATTCGTGGAAAACATATCGACAAGAACTAAGAGATCTACCAGCACAATATAACAATAGTACTGTGCTAGGCACGATAACGTGGCCTACTGAGCCAAGTTAATAATATGAACGATAGTACAAAATCTTTAGTAGATGCAGGTGCAGGAGCAATAACAGTAAGTGCTGTAATGCAATGGCTTCCGGCAGCGACAGCTATCTTATCTTTTGTGTGGGTTTTAATACGTATATTTGAAACAAAAACAGTACAACGTATTTTAGGCAAGTCAAATGATAATAATTAATAGTATGTGTGATAATAATAATAATAACTATGCTAATTCTGATGTAAATAGAAACGAGAAGTAATATATCATGGCAGAAGAAGACACAACAACTGAAGAAGAAGAAACTGCAGTGGAACCTGCTCCTCAAACTGTAGACGAGCGTAATCAGCCCATTAAAGATATTATAGGACAACAAGCTACAGGAGTAGTTGATTTAGCAGTTGATCCTGATACTGGTATTACACCCTCGTTAGGAGCAGGAGAGTATACTCCTACTAGTATGACAGCAGGAAGTGATGAAGATATAGATACTACAGATAAAACAATAGCTTCAGATATTACTTTAACTCCTGCCGTTAGAGAAACTACTGCTGATGTTGTTGCTCCTACACAACCTTCTGCATCTTTAGTAGAAGATGTTGAAAGAGTACACTCTAGTATTCCTACAGCTACTGGTGCAACAGGAACATTATCAGAAGGTTCAACTATAGATCCTAATTTAGTAACAGATGAAAGAACTAAAACAGAATTATTTGAAAGAGGTAGTTTAGCTGAAGCACAAACACAAGATTTAGCACAGGAAGCAACAGTTCAATATCAAGTAGAAAAACTGATGTCTTCTTTGGATAGTGGAGATGAATTACCTGCGTGGGCAGCACCTTCAGTACGAAAAGCTAAAGCTATAATGAATCAACGAGGTTTAAGCAGTTCTTCTATGGCTGCTGCAGCGATGATACAAGCTTTGATGGAGAGTGGTACACCTATAGCTGCTGCAGATGCACAATCGTACGCTAGAATACAGTTACAGAATCTCACTAATGAACAACAAACAGCTTTGTCGAATGCAGCAACTATAGCAGCGATAGATATGAAGAATTTAGATAATCGTATGAAAGCTGCACAACAGAACGCAAATACTTTTTTACAGATGGATTTAGCAAACCTTTCTAATGAACAAGCTGCACAAGTATTAACATATCAGACTCAAGCACAGGCGTTATTCACTGACCAAGCTGCTGTCAATGCTGCTAAACAATTTAACGCTACTACACAAAATCAAGTTAATCAGTTTTATGATCAGTTAGGTACAACTGTATCAACTAACAATGCTAACAGACAGGAAGCAGCAAGTCAGTTTAATGCTGACCAAGCTAATACTATGTTAAAGTATGAAGCTAAGATAGAAGATGCTAGAGAGAAATTTAATGCAAATATGCAATTACAGATAGATCAATCTAACGCTCTCTGGAGAAGAACGATAAATACAGCCAACACTGCAGCAACGAATGCTGCTAATCAATCTAATGCTGCTGCATTATTAGGAATAACAGTATCAGCACAGAATGCGTTATGGCAACAATATAGGGATGAAGCTAGTTTTGCTTTTACCGCTAGTGAAAATGAAGCACAAAGAGCTTTACAATTAGCTTTGACAAGTATCAGTAATCAATTTGCTAATCAGATGTTTGATAAAGAAGTAGATTATGAAGATGATAAAGCTTCTGGAGCATTGTTAGCAAACGTTATTGATTCAATTTTAGATGTAGGCGTTTCTTGGTTGACTTCATAAAATAGTGTGTAGAAGTCTAATAAATGAATAAATAAATAAATATATGTATGTGTGTGTATATATATATAAATTTTTTTAAAAAGGTGTTAAAGGTATGAGTTTAGGAAGTATAGTTTTAAATCTTGGAGGAAAACTCGTTGAAGGATTTTTCGGTGGTGGTGACGATGATGATGGTAAAGATGCAAGATATGCTAAATCTATGGAAGAAGGATTTTTACGTAAGGAAGCTAGAGATGAAGCATTACTTCGTTGGAAACAAGCTAACACTAGAGCAAAAGAAGGTGCAAGAATAACAGCCGGAAACACACAACGCACTACTGCAAAACTACAAGAAACAAAGTATCTCGACGATATTTACCAAAAAATGCGAAAACATGGAATTAATGTAGAAGAGGTTTTAGAGTATATAGTTGCTCAACAGAAAAGACAATCTAACAGTCATACTGCAGTCGCAGGTTTAGATGAAAAATATACTGTTGCAGACCCCGATAAACAATTTACTTAAAAATAATAATGATATGTTTAAGTAAATTTAACAGAATAACATAGGACAACAATAACATGGCAACACCTGTAGATCAACTAAACGTAGATCCTTTGGCGAAACCAATACCGGGGCAGTCTTTAACTATGACTCCGGGGAGTATGCCGTATGAAACTCCTCCACAAACTGCTTCTGTTCCAGAGGCATTTGAAGCTTTAACTCAAGGAATAACTAAGCCAGTAGCTAGAGCAAATATTTCAAAGATAATAGATATGGGATTATCTGTAGAGACAGTAGTATCAGGTCTAACTATGAAAGCTTTTGCTGATGGTGTAATTACACCTGATATGGCTGAGTTGCTAAAACCTGCATTGGTTATATTTATTGTGTCGATTGTTTTAGAAGATGGAGTCGAAGACCCGTTGATATTTAACGAACCCCCTGAAGAACCTATGTCTGATTCAGAAGTTATGTCATTAGCTCAAAGAATTGCACCTGAACGTTATGAAAAAAAGAAACAGAAATTGCTTGCGCTGATGGAAAGTAGAGACATGGAAGATCAAGGAGATCAAGGAGAATTAGAAGAAGAAGAAGAAGATAGCGTGGTTAATATGCGTGAAGGAAGTTTTCTAGATATGGAAGTACCTGAAGAAGATAGCGAAGAAATGGATGCTATGGCAATGTCAGATATGAAAGAACCAATGCAAGAAGGTGGCATGGAAGAACCAAAAGAAGAAGAAGAAGAACAAGTACGAGGATTAATCTAATGGGTATTTTTGGTAAATTAGTATCACCGGGATTTAGCGAAGGTTTTGCAGACCAGTTGTCTGCTAATATAACAGCAAAAAAAGAGCGAACAAGAAAAGATAAAATTGCTCGTGCTAAAGCAGCGAAAGAAGAAGCCGAGAAAATAGGAGAAGGTGTCATTAAGACTGCAGAAATGTACGCAGGGCTTGCTAAAAATATAAAAGACATGTCTCCAAAAGGGCAGGAAGAACTAACCGAAAAAATCTTAAGTTTTGTAGAAAGTGTTCCTTTAGCTCATAGAAATAAAGTGGGAAGTTTACTTAATGCCTTAGGTGTGTATAAAGACATGTCTTCTTTTGCAGAAAAAACAAAATCTGATAAAGATTTTAAAACCAAATTAAAAGATATACAAGGTGGAAAAACTCCTTTTTTTTCTCCACAAGAACTTTTAGATATGTCTTCTGAAAGACGAGAGGAAGTATCAAAGTATTTTAAAGTATCTGACAACAACTCTTTAGCAAAAATAGCACAAGGTATAAACGATCAGTTTGATTTTTTTAACCAAGTTACTAACGAAAAAAAATTAAAGGAAACTGGACGACGTTATATGTTTCCACAGATTCCTAGTTCTTCAGAAAAAAACGCTTTAGTCGCTTCTGATAAAGTAGCACTAGTTTTTGATGGAAATAGAGAATTTGGTGGAGGTCAAGATGCTATTAATTTGTCAGGACAATATTTACTATCAGGTTTTGAAATGTTAACAGACCAATATAGACGAGACGCTAATCTAAGAAGGTTTATGCAAAATAATCAGAGAATAGGTTTTAAAATAAGAAGAAATTTTGAGCGTCTTCAAAAAAATGACGGTATAATAATAAACAATAAAATGCAATTTTTTACTAGCGAAAAATTAAAAAAGAGATTTCCTGAATTATGGAGTTATTTTGTAGAAAATAAAGAACTTTCTGATAATGCAATAAGCACACCAAACTCTGTTAATGCAAACGCTAAAATATTTATTAACCCTCAAAGTCGTAAAGATCGTAGTGATACCCATAAAAAACTCACAGGTAATCAGTACACTAGTTTAAATAACACTCATAATACTTTATCTACAGAAAATAAAAAACAGATTAAAAAGCTTTTTTCTGACGGAAAATTGCCTATGAAACCTAGCCCACTAGTTCCTGAAGAAACTTTACATAATTTGACGCAAACAATACAAAGGAATGTATATACGTCTGCGTTAAATCTTGATTCTAAAAATCCACAATTAAAAGCATTAGCTGAAGACCCTGTATTAGGAGAGTTACAGTTATATGAAGACGGTTTAAAAATAAAAGATCAATATGCTTTAGCAAAAGCTTTTGATAATTTTACGTCTGGTATTAAAAATGAAGAAAATTCATTAGCTCTTATGGATGCTATAATGAAACCGCTAGAAGGAGAATATACAACTAACGCTGAAAAAATGTACGAAGCTGTTTTAGCTGTAGGAGAGTTGATAGAATATAGAATACCAAGAGGAAATAATGTAGAAAATGCAGCAGGAAGAGTATCGTTTGAACACACTTATGAGTCTTTAAATTTTAAAGAAGAA